AGTAGTGAACTCCCCAGAACGTTACGACAATCATAAAAGACATATATCAATACATAATCCCTGGTGTACAATACAATTTGGCGTTTACAACAAATATGTCTAGTATTAACAAGATAATCATGGGAGTTTGGAGTGAATTGTTTGATGAGCTATCAAAACATATAAGTTGGAGAGAAGTGAATGAAATAAGAGATATTAAAGAACAGTTGATGAATGGTGTGAGTGTTGATTCATTAACTGTCAAAAATCACAATTTGCTGTATAAACTGAATAAGTTACTGTATTTGTGTACACAAATTGTGGATTATGATTCAATAATCTACAGTAAGTTGAAAGTTTATCTAGATCTCTTTGATATATCTATAGTAAATAGAGACTTTAATCTGAGACATAGGAATTTAAAAGATCTAAGCAGATTGATAGCAACTGTCATAGATATCAATCATGAAAGATTAAATACAATCCTATGGGAAAGGAAATTGGAAGCTATAGCTAATAGAATGAATGAGAATTGTCAAGAGAATGAGATCAATTTGATTTCAAAATGTGAAAATTATTTAAGTGTGATAAACAATCTAGAAAAGACAATAAGTAATATAAATTCTGTTATGGAGAGACACAATAAATCAGTTAATGATAATAATGAAATTGAATAAAAGAACATACACAGAATATCTTCAGATAATTATGATATGTTTTTTTATGTTTTTAAGTTCAATAAATGTTGATATGTTTAATACAAATTTAAAGTTATCCATTGTTCATCATGTGTTATTATTGTTCATCAGTTAATTTCAATTTTTTATAATCATTTCAATCATTGCTACAATATATATGTCTATAATTGTCTTAAATGTTCTAAATGGTAAGAAACATAAAAATTGGTGATTTAGATTAAATCATCAAGAATATTGTGTCTTGATATACATCAGGACACAAAAGATTCGACAGTGATGATGATGTCTTTGTATATTAAGTTCGTAAAGATTATAGATTTTCACTTTCTGCATTTTCTGTCAGGATTTACCACAGTTTTATTATTGAATTAGATATTTAACGAAAGGCAGTTGTTTTGGGGAGAACACTACT